TTTTCAACAGTTTTAAGAGGGATGTTGTATTCTTTTGCAGTTCTACTTGTAGATTTGCCTAATTCACATATATCATATACTACGCTTGCTTTTAATCGCTTATCATATTTTCTGCTCATGGTTTCCTCCATTGGAATATTGATTTTATTATATCATATTCCCCCTGTTACTCTATCAAAAATATGATAAACTCTCCTTCTGTAATCTTTGCAAAAACTATTGTTTTACCACACCCTGTAGGAAGAACCAAAAGAGTTTTCTTGTCCCCACTATTCCACTTTTCAAAAACCTTTTCTTTTGCCTCTTGCTGATATGGTCTTAACTTAATTTCACCCATTAAAACTGACCAGGCACAAAGGCTTTAGACTGACTGTTTTGTTGTGGGGTTTCCTTAGGTTCTAAGAATTCTTTAATATCATTAATTTCTCTTTCTTCACCTTTATCATTAGTGTATTTTCTTACACTTACCTTACACCTACCTTTTCTGCCTGTTACTTCACTCCAATTCATTCGTAATGGTTCTCCATGTTTTCTCAAACCAATAGAAGTAAAGAACTGACATAGTTTCCACTCAACTTTTTTGTTAAGGAGTAGGTTCTCTCTAACGGTGGTAGAACCTGCTTCTGAAGTTAGCTTAATTGATAGTTCAGCTTTAGGACAAGCTGACATCTTTGTACTACCTTCAAATCTCTTTCTTTCAAAGCCTAAAATCTCAAAATCATATGTACCCTCAGGAAGGGTCACAAACTCACTTTCATTTTCAATGGTGTCATCCCAACCCATTGCTACATCATTGTTATTGTATTCTGCCATATAAAATCATCCTTTCTTTAATCAAACGGTAAATCATTGTTTTGGTTAATTAGTTCTACAACTTTATCCCAGAAAGTAATTAACCAACCTTCAATAAATTCATTACCATAGTCCTTTATCTTTGTATCTTGTGGGAAATATCCCTTTTGAGCCACTACAAGTTGAATATCCTCTTCTGACACATTATCAGCTTTCATCAGATCTACTAACTTCTTGGGCAATCCTTTCGGAATCGGAACATTAGTTGCTTGTTGCTCCACCGGTGGTGAAACCGGTACATCATCTTCTACAAGGTCATCAAGTTCAGAAATAGGGTCACTTGCAACTGTTTGTTGTGGCTTTGGTTCTGATACAACAGTAGTTGTTGTACTGTCACTAGGGATAAATGGAGAAATCACAGAGTATTCAAAAGGTACTTCCTTATCAAGACCGTATCTGTTTTTTGCATCCCAACAAGGATTATGCTCTGTGTACATTACTCTCTTGCCACCTGTAGCCTTGTACTTGTTGTTGTCTGTTTTCTCAACATAAGTCTTATAATTAACAAAGAATACTGCATCTGCCCACTCTTTTAATAAAGAAGCATTTCTTTTATCCAGCTTTAGTTCCCATCTATCATAAGCACCCATTTCATCAGGTTGTTCAAACTTTCTCATAGTAGCATGAGCAAGTACCACAACATTAATATGCATATCAATCAAGTCTTCTAACAGATTAAGTATCTTACCAAAAGCCTCTGACTGATATACATAACCTTTACCATAGCCAAAGTCTTCAATACCTATCTTCTTTGCAGATGCACATACTGATTGACCACATAACTTTTCAAGCCAATCAGCAGTATCAAGAACAAAAGTTTTGCATACATTAGGGTTCTGCTTAACATATTCAATCTGTTTAATAACCATCTCCATTGAAGTTGGTCTATCAAATCTACTAACATTAAGTCTTTTTGTGCCACCCTCTGTATCGCAAAAAACAGGACTAGGAAACTTAGATGCCATTGTTGACTTACCAATTCCCTCAGGACCATAAATTACAATCTTTTGTGCTGACATAATTACACCACTTGAAATGTTCATAGATTAAAACTCTCCTTTCTTAAATTCCTTTTTTACAAAAGGCTTTTGTTCTGTATTCTTAACATATCCATCCTCAATAATGATGGAACATTCATCTCCGGTTGACACTCTGGTTGCAATAGCCTGTAAGTTCTCACTTTCAAGCCACTGATTAAATTCTGCCAGTGTTTCAACATCCATTTGTTCCAGCTTATCTAATAGTACAAAACCACAATTAGGATTTAGCTTTCTGATAATAGCAGTAGCTACTTTTAACTGCTCTGCACCACTCATATTGTCCCACTTATAGCCTTTATAAGTTAATTCTTTACCTTCAACTGATAGACCCGGTAAAGGGAGATTAGCATTGTTAAGTAGGTCATACTTCCTCTTGCGTATTTCTTCAATCTTATGTGTTAGACTGTTGTACTGGTCTTGATAATTCTTGGCATCTTCTTCAGCTTTCGCTTTATCAAGATTTGCTCTAACCTTACGGTTAATACTATCAATATTAGCAATACTTTCTTCAAGTTCAGCAGTTGACTTATCTTTAAGTCCCTGTACAGAAGTTTTTGCAATTTCAATGTCAGATATTATAGTTCTTCTCTTATCCTTTAATTCTGCTAAATTTCTTTCTAAAGTAGCAATTTGGGCAGTAAGGGACTCGTTCTGACTTTCCAATGAACTTAAATATTCCCTTTTTTTCTGATTCTCACCGTTCTGCACAAGTATTGCTTGTTGTTGCTTAATTAAGTCATAAGGAGAAATAAGTTCAGAAGGTACGCCCTCATACTCTTCCATTTCAAGAGCATACTTCTTCTTTTGGTCTGCTATCTGACCGATAGCGTGTCTTTGATTGTATGTTGTGGTTTCTTCATTTTCCAGCATATAAAGTTCATCACCAACACCAATAATCTGTAGCAGAATATCTGCTTTTTCTTTGCCTGATGCACTCATAAACTTTGGTAAATCAAGAGCAAAGGAACTGATAAATTCATTCAGCAATGTTTGTCCACTTTTGTTGCCTTCCGGGTCAATGACCTTTAAGCTACTATTCTTGCCACTTCTCTCAACCACAATACCGTTAGATAGCTTAATCTTTAGGTGTGGTGGAATTGTAGAACCATCTCTCTTAGGAGATGATGGCATAAACTTGTTACCGCCAAGACACCATGCAATACTATCCAGTACAGATGTTTTGCCTTGACCGTTTCTACCACCAAGGACAGTTAAACCCTCAGCAGTAGGAGTTAAGGACACAGCCTTAACTCTTTTAACATTTTCTACTTCTAATGATGAAATCTTAATTGACATTTTTACTATTCCTTTCACTTATACACTTGACATTTTAGAAATTTTTCTCTAAAATGAAATTAGTTTACTTTAATATGTTCCGTAATAGGAACACCTTTCAGGTCACTAAGAAACTGCAATTTCTTAGTGACTTTTTCTTTTGTGCACATTCACAATATCTCACTTCCCATTTATACTTGTTTCAATTTTGCCAACACCTAATTGAAACATTTGTGTTAAATAGGTCAATGTGCTATCAAGATTTAATTTGTGCATAGATAAGATAACTACAAAGTCAAGATAAGAAATAAAACCATTATGCTCTCTCATAAAGTTGATGACTCTTTTGATGTCCTTTTCTGTGTAAAATCTTCTTGATAGCTTAATGAACCTTTTTTGATTTATCTTTTTCATTTTCTTTCACCTCCAAAATTAAAATGTCACACATATATTAAGAACTGCAGCCGCAATCCAATATGTTGCCATTTTGAAATCTTTACCTACTCCATAGACTATTGCAGCACCTACATCAAGTGCTATTAATAGCAACGGAAAAATGTACTTTGTGTTCATACTTCTTCGCCCTCTAGAGTTGTTACAACTTCTTCCGGTTTTGTGCCTAGTGCCTCTTCAAAGCACTTTGTTTGGAAATCATCCTTAGTGATACAAAGGTTTTCCCTACTGTATGCCACCTTAAAATCGTCCATAATATAAGACAATATGCGTGGTAGGATATACACAAGTCCAAAATACAAGAATGGAAGAAGTAAGAAACCACCATACTTTGACAGTAGATTGATATGTAGCACTAACGACATCACAATAGTAACCACTATTGTTACTGCAAGTCCTACTGCTTTAATCTTTTCTTTCATTTTTCCTTTCCTCCATAATGTTTAGATGGTCAAATGACTCACCATCTAATCTTCTCAAAAGTCTTGCTATCTGATTCTGGTTTTCCCTAATCATTTCTAGCAAGTGCCTTTGTTCGTTCATCAACTGCACTAAACTACTCTGTAACCACTTGGTATTGTCAGTATGTGCCTTGTTTAGACAACCTATAACACCTAGGACTAAAAGTACAAATGCCAGTATGATAACTGCAATAGTGAAACTTCCCACTTTTTTCACTTCCTTTCTTTTGCCTAATTCAGTAGTGCTGAATCAGGATGGTTATTCACATAGTCAGTCATACCCTAACTTATTCTTGCAAGTATTGATAAATCTTCCATCTTTTAAAATTCCTTTCATTCACAACTTATGTTGTTTTATCTGATACAAGGTCCATTACTGTTACTTTACCTAGCCTTGCTATCATCATTAGCTGACCTAATGTAAAGTAAGAAGGATCCTTGTAATACTTGTTAATTGTCGGCTTGGACAAGCCTAGAAGCTCTTGTAATTTGTTCTTGCTTATGTTCTGCCGATTAAGACAATCTTCAATATTACATATAATATTGTGCTTGTACTTGTCTTCCGGTCTTGCCAATAGCTTAGGCATTTATTTCACCTACTTTCTGATACTTTGGTTTTCCAAAGTTATGTTGTGCCTTGATTGTCCTATAACTCAGATTAACCTTAATTTGAAGGCTTTTGATCTTCATAGATGGTTATTCCATTGTCCCTTAAATAATTATCTATATCGTGAACAAACTTTGAGATTATAAAGAGCTTTGCTCTTGTTCTTGGATAATCATAAATAAGCTTAAAATGTTGTTCTTTATCATCTGGATTAATTGCCAAGTAATCTTCTTCTAATTCATTAAGCAAATAAACTAAAGAGTCAATACATTGGCAAATCATCCATAGATCACTTTCTTCAACATAGGTTTCATTGTTGTGCTTTATCTTTATCAATTAAAATCACCTCTTTCCTCAATTATCATTACTTAATTCAATTAATGGAAGAACACATTGTTTCTTTAGTAGGTCATAGATAAATAATCTACCTTTCTGTGTCCAGTAGGTATGTACTTTGGTGTGCACCTTACCATCAGAACCATTAAAAGTTTGAGTTTTGGTGTTTGTATAGCCTTTATCAGCATACTTCTTATACAATAACCAAATCTTATTACCCTGCTTATACTGAATACCCTCCTCATGAAGAATATTGTTAAGCCATTGCGCTGTCTTACCATAGTCTTTTGCAATCTCTGTTACTGAAATCAAATCCTTACAATTAAGAACTACATCATAGTAACTAGCTTTAGGCTTTAACTCTGCAATCTGTTGTGTTTGAACTGCAACAGTTTCATTCAAAGCTTTTGTTTTTTCTCTTTCTTCTTTAAGAGCCATAAATGCCTTGATTGCCAAATCAGGATTTGCAATTAATTCATCTGTTACATACATACCGTTTCTACGAATAGATGGAAGAACCTCAGAGGTTACCCATCTCTTAAATTTCTTTGCAGTCGGTAGCTTACTTGATAAGATAAGACTGTAAAGACCGGATTCATTGATAACAACCGGTTTCTGTTCTCTTCCGATGGAGTCACGAATCGTTACCCCATCCAACTTATCTTCCTCATCTATATGATCAAGCAATGCTTTTCTTGGATTGCTGTAACCTAAAACAGTAGCTACATCTTTACCAACAAAATATGGTTCATTCTCAATGGTTAGTGTTCTTACTTCGGAATTTTCAAAATTCCATTTTGTTAAATTGTTCATTTTAACCTCCTATATTCTACTTAAAGTGGATTTGCTTTGCAAAAAAAATATCATCCATAGACATACCGTAAATCTTACATAACTTTTTAGTTTGAAGAACATCAGGTGATGTTCTTCCTTTTTCCCAACTGATAAGTGTAGATTTACTTATTCCCATTTCATTAGCAACTTTTTGTTGAGATAATTCAGCATTAACTCTTGCAGCTTTTAAGGAAATTTGCATTTTTATCACCTCCGTCGTTCATTATTATATTCCACTTAAAGTAGATTGTCAACACTTAAAGTAAAATTTTTTTAAATAAATATTGATTTTTTACTCTTTAAGTGTATAATATATAAATAAGAGAGGTGTAAGTGTATGTCAGACAATGATTTAAAAAAGGTTTTTTCACAAAATTTAAATAACTATTTGACTATATCTAAAAAGAGTCAAATAGAAGTAGCTAATGATTTAGGAATAAGTACATCCACTTTTTCAAGTTGGTGTACAGGACAAAAAATGCCTAGAATGGATAAAATAGAAATGTTGGCTAATTATTTCGGGATAGAAAAATCCGATTTAATTGAAAAACACGATAGCAATGAAGATGAAACTCTTAAAATTCTAAATCGCAATGCAAGAAAAATGACAGTAGAACAACGAAAACAATTATTAGACATTGCAAAAGCAGTGTTTAAGGAGGCTTTTAATGACTGAACCTGATTACCATAGATCAACAAATAAAGCATATGAAGTATTGAACAAATTACCAACATTCTCACACATAACAAACATTTTTGAAATACTTAATTATTTTAAAAAAATTAAAATTCAGACCTATTCAGATACTGCAATGTGTTTAGAAATGTCCTTTGATAGTTTTTGTGAATGTGTATCTTCTGATTATGGCTTTAGTATTAAGGAGCCATCTTCTTCAAAAACATTAATACTGTATAATGACCGTAAAAATATTACAGTTATAAGATTTACTTTAGCTCATGAACTAGGACACTATTGTTTAGAGCATATAGAGGATGGTTCTTGTGAAGATAGAGAAGCAAATTGTTTTGCTCGTAACCTACTCTGCCCCATTCCAGTAGCGACTGAATTAGATTTAAACACGGTATCCGACTATGCACATTTTTTTAATGTTAGCGACCTTATGGCTAAAGTTGCTTTGGATAAAAGAAAATGTGATTTATATAATATTTCAGATAATAATTATAGTGTTCTAAATGACAAAATGTACTGCTATTTTAACGGCATAACATTAGCTGAATTATATGGGTATTCAGAGCGAAGGATGTACTTATAATATTAATTGCGACTCCCTAATAAAAGAAAAAGCACTACCTTGCTGGGAACAAGATAGTGCTTATATGAAAGTAAAGAGTGGTTGTTTCACTTTCAGTATGATTATAATATATTTTGGCATATTATGTCAATACTTAATAACGATATATTACTAAGTTAAACAAGGTGATAAAATGAGCCAGTGCTTTTTAGTAGCCGGTTTAGATGGTACAGGCAAGTCAAGTTTAAGAGGTGTACTAGAAGGTCAGAATATTCTTCTAGGTCACATTATAGATGCAGATGTTATTGCAAAGGAAAACAACTTTGATAACATTAAGGCAGGTAAAAAGGCAATAGAAGAAATAGACTACTGCCTAGATAACAATATTTCTTTCACACAAGAAAC